TTTTATTTGTAGAGGTGACAGTTCCCGATTCATCAATAATAACTAATTCACCGCCTGCAGGAAATGTAGAAGCAGCGGGTAAAGAAAATATTCTAGCTGCTGACATAGTTCCAATTTGAGCAACGATCTTATCTGTAGCTAAAATAGCATAGGCTGCATCATCAACAGTTGTTCTTCTATCAATAGATAAATTTGCTCTTCCTTCAGCTTTATTTGCTGAACCTAAAAAGGTAACAATATCTGCTGAATATTGAGCTTCAATTTTTGCTAATAACTGAGCTATTGTGACTTTTTTATCAACACTAGACTCATTCAAATGTAAATACGCAGCATCTAGGATTGTTCCTGTTTTCGCTGGTAAACCTGGGACTGTAATATTTGCCATAATTTTCTAACTAATTTTAAAATTAATACTAAAAGCTTTAATATTTGCTGCTGTAACACCAGATATAGGAATAGTTCCATCAGCATCAGCAGTTCCAAATGTTAAAGTATTATTGTTTATGATTTTTGTTGACGCAGCTGCAGATGTTGGCTTATCAGCAAAACCTAAAACATAGTCATCTAAATTTGTGCTATCAAAAGCAACAATAAATGAAAAATGACCATCTTTTGTTAATCCTGTTCCTACACCGTCAACAACTTCTACCATATCATTTGTGAACTTACTCCACAACCCTAAAACATTAAATATAAAATTTAAATGATTTAATGCATAATTTCCATCTAAACTTCCGTTTTGTTTTAGTTCATCTGTTGGCTCTAATTTGTTACTTCCACCTTGCCTAGTTTCAGTAGCATCATCAGTTGCCCATTCTATTGTATTATCTGGTTTTACCGACATAATATTAAATAATTAATTATTGATAAGCTAAATTTGCTAATCCTCCATCAGTAATATTTTGATCTTCATCGTAGCAACCTAAAATTGCTCCTGTATCTATGACCAAAGTATCTCCTGTGTCAGTTATTAAATCTAAATTTTCTACAACTCCAAATTCTCTTCCACCGAAAATAGTTTGGAGTTTATTACTTCCAACTCCTGATTCATAATCAACAACAAATTGTGATCCTGCATCATCTACAAGATCGTCTCCTGAATCAGTTTGTAAATTCGCTTGTGTAGTTTCAATCTCTGTTGCAATAAATGGAACTTGACCATCTGATGCATAAATTAAAACTGCAACTCCTGCAGCCGACAATCTATCAATTGTTGTTTTGATATTTGTTGGTAGTGTTTCTCCATTTGTATAAATAGTATAAGCAGCAGGAGGATTATCTGAATAAACAACTTTAGTAGCATTTGTAACTATAGTTAAAATTTCAACAATATCTTCTACAAAAGCTCTAGAAGTATTCTTAAATATTTTTAAAGTTAAAGCTGAACGATAATCAGCATCATTTCTACCATTTCTTCCTTCTACAATAATATGACCAATTAAATCTAATTGTTTTCCTGATGAATTAGCTATATTCAAAATAACTTTCAGATCAGCAAATACAGTATCTAATTCATCAAAAGTACTAGTAGCAACTTGGAGAACTTTATTAAAATTCTCTGATGATTTAAATTGCTCAATATTTAATTGTTTTATAGTATCGTAAATGCTCATTATAATGTAACGTCAATTCTACTTAAATCAAATAAAGGTTTTTCCTTTATTGAACAATTAATATTAGAAGCACTATAAGTTGGTGTTCCTCCTGCTGTTGCAGTTGAAGCAATAGTTATTGTAGCAGATCCTATACCTTCAATCTCATACAAAGGTTTATAAAATTTTTGTGTTACAATAACATCTCCTATATTAAAATAATCTTTAGCAAATTCTAATATCGATTCTTTTATTGCAGCTTCACCGTCAGCAGGGAAGTCTTCCTCGTTATTATAAGAATCAATAACAACTTTAACCCACATATATAAATTGCTAGGTCTTGAAAATTTAATGTTGTGAGGAATATCTTGATCGTCTTTAACTTCTACTGTAATATCTCCATGAGATTTTATGCCTGCAACTTTCATTTGGAATAATTTAGCAGCAATATTTGCGTTAGAACCGCCTTCAGCAACAGTTTCAAAAGATTTAGCAGGAATATTATCTGAATCAGTAACTAAACTATCATTCTCATATACTCTACAATAACTTACTCCAGAAACTTCGTCTAATATTTTTGCTCTAATAGCATCAACAAAATTAAATCCTGCAACCGCAATATCTTGTTGTGTTCTTAATCTTAATTCTTGATCTGTTTCAATTTCTCTTCCAGTTTCTCCTGCGTAATAATTTCTTATAGAATCTAAACCAGATATTGCTGTAGAAATTGCATCAATTGTTTCAACTGCTATTTCATTTTTACCTACTTCTAAAGCTGTAACTTCTATTTGAGATTGAACTTTACCAACAGTCATTTTAGAATCTGCTGTAATATCATAAATATCATTTTTGTCAGTAGCTTCAATTGTCATTAAGCCAGATCCTTCGTCAGTTATGGTTAAACCAATTGTGGCAGCTTCAACAACAGCTTTTAATCCTGCTACAATTTCATCAGCTGTAGCTGTTCCATCAGAAATATAAGAGTAAGTATTACCGTCAATATAAAAACGATATGTTGCGTTATTACTTACGGTTGTAACTGTTATTTGAATCCAATTACATTCACCTTGTGTAATAAATTTATCTTCTGATGTTTTAAATATTAATCCTGTTGAAGACTGTTTGACTTGAGTATTTGAAGGAATAGAAGTAGCATTATCTCCTCTAAAGCTTACATTAGAAGTTGATGCAGAAGCTCCTTTTTTATCTATACCTACTAAGGAGACAGCATTTTCCAATGGAACTCCAGATGCACTATTTCTATTTAACGAATTATAAGTGTCTTCTGCAGTTTGCCATAAGGAATCCGCCATAGATCCAATAAGACCTATTAAAATGGAATTAGGTGAATCTTCACTTAAATCTGAATCTTGACCAAATAGCGTTTTCCATCTGTTTTCTAAATCGCTTATGATTTGTTCATTAGTTTTTCTAACAAAACCGTTAGTTGTAACACCGTAAGTCATGAACTAATTAAATTGAATTTCTAAATAATTAAATTTTAAAACAAAACTTCTTCAAAGTACAACCAAATTCTCGGTTATTACTGAATTGTTTATTGAAACTATATTGACTGAATATTGAACTTTACGCTCATTTTCATCGTAATCAATAGAACTTTCAACTATTTCTCTAACCCCTTCTACGTCTAAAATTTGTTCTCTTAATATACTTTCAATAATATTAAGATCTAAATTTTTGCTTCCTAATATATCTTCAAAATATGGAAGGCCATGTTCAGAGTTTAAAAACCATTCATCTTTAAAGAATTTTAATCTCATTCTAAGTCTTTGTGCTATTTCTTCATCAGTATTACTGCCTGAAACAACAGCTAATCTTTTATTACTAAAATAAAGATCATTGTTAGAATCTAATGCAAATGTGCTCATAATATCATAATAAATTAAGTTACAGGTCCAGTATTAGAAAGACCAGAAGTTACACCAGTATGAGTATGACTATTATAAGGCTGATTGTTTATTTTTACACCCCCATTTAAGTTTATTTGAGGAGCTTCTACTTTTATTTCACTAGAACCATTTAATTGTATTTCAGGAGCTTCTACTTTTATTTCAGTAGAACTATTTAATTTTATTTCAGTAGAACCTATTATATTAATAGTAGTGCTACTAACATCTATTTCTGAAGAAGGTTTTAATTTTACTTCTGAACCGTCATATTTAATAAGTAAATCAGTATTATTAGCAGCAGGAGATGTTTTGCTAAAAGGGTTTAATCCTAATAAAGCAATAGCATCCGTTAAATTATTTTGCCTAGGATCATCTGGAGTAACTTGTTCTCCATTTGAAAGCCACTCTTCTAAACTTTTTTCAGAAAATACTAGTAAAACTGTATCATTAATATTGACAGGAAATGTAATAGAAGCGCCACCAGAAGCAGGATGCACTACTGGAACATTATATATCGCAGGAAGCTCAATAACCTCTCCATCGTTGTATTTCTGATTTAGAGATGGTTGAACTTTTGCTTTTTGTTTTGTATAATCATATTCTAATATTTTTGCAGGCATACAAATATGCATATCAGCAATCTTATTAGCAATAATAATATTTAATAATTCTATATTTCTTATTGTCATTTTTGTATTGCTTGAATTTGACATAACCAATTACTATCTTCAGTATCACCGTTAAATTTAACTGACTTTACTAAAAATGTTCCATCTACTTCAGAACTTTGAACTTTAATTAAATTCTTTGGCTGAATAGAAGGAATAATTAAACTATTTATTTTCCATCCATCTATTAATTTATTTTCTTTAGTTTTTGTTTTTACAGATTTTTCTTTAAATCTTTTTGGCTTATCTATTAATCCTGTTTCAGGAGATAAAAATTGAGCTATTACTTGTTTATTACTTTCATTTGGCTTAGTTATTATCAAAACATTATTTGCTATTGTCCATTGATAGCCTATTCTTGCTAAAATAATATCTAATGCAGTTCCAGGAGCTCCTATAAATGAAAAACCTTGTTTATAAATATAATTAGGAAGTAGTGAATAATCACTTTTAGCTAAATTCAATTCTCCTACAATTTTTTCTATTATTTGTTTAGTATTAGAATTTTCTGCAAATGAAAGAGATAATTTTTTACTTGTCAAAGGAATATAACCATCTTTTAAAGTGATTTTAGTAATAACATCGAATCAGTTAAAATCATGCTCATATTCAACGACGTTTCCTATAAATAAAGTGCTTAATTCTTTTCCGTCATATCCTATTTTCAATATTATAGAAACATCTTTTTGCTCTAATAAACCAATAGTTTCTTCTGATAAATTATAAATATTAACTTTTCCTGTATTAGTTTCTTTATTATCATCCATATCTATATCAAAAGAAATTCTAACGCCATCTAATAATCTACCTTTTGAACCTAGTTTTCCGATTATAACTTGTGCTTTTCTTTTAAATAATCTATTCATATTATATCAATTCAATTTCTTCTTGTGTTAAATATAATAATTTAGCTTCTCCTGACGAAAAAGAATTTCTACTAATTGTAGCAGAAGTATCAGCTATTTCGCAATAAAAATCGCCTGAAGGAAAATTTACATTTCTATGTGTAAATAACAAAGGATAATTTGCAACCAATTTAATATTAGAAACTAATAAATTATCATCTTCATCATATAAACTCATAGTCCAAAAACTTCCTGCAGAATTATATAAAAACAGTAGTTTAAATATTTTTGAATCCAATTCAATTATTAAAGTATGGTTTGGATTGTTTTTAATAGGAATTATTGTAGCCATAATATTTAAAATAAAGACTTAATGAATTGACCTAATGATATTTTAGATGTTGGAGCAAAATCTTTACTCTCACCAACTTGTCTACCAAAAGAACTTTCTTTTTTAGCGCTATCAGTTTTTATTCTTAAATTATCAATACTTACTAATTGACTTTCTACAATTCTAGCTTCTTTAAATGTTGCAGTAAATCTAAATGTTTCACCATCATTTGCATCATTTGGCATATCTAGATTTGTCATTACCATACTAGAATAGCTTTTAAACTTCATCACAAGAGTTATCGGCTCTTTTTCATTTTTAATTCTATATAATTCATCGTGGGCTTCTTTTAATCTATTTGGAATATTTCCTGAAGCTAAAGTTGTAATTTGTTTTATTTTAGAATTTTTTAATGAAAATTTACTAATGATTCCTGTAATTATAATTTCTGTAGGCTCATCTTTAGCATTATCAGTATTAAATCCTCCTTCAATAGGATTGCTTGTTAAAGAAACTTTTTCAGATATATTTCTTGAGCTAACAATATCAACTTCTAATTTACCTATTTTCTGGGTAAATGGTTGTTTAAAAATTATTGCTGCTGCATTTGTAAAAAAACTCATTGTGCGCCTAATTCAATATAAGATTGCCTATTTTCCTCTTGTAATGCTTGTTTGATAGCATTCTTTATTCCAGTAGTATCTGAACCAGACATTCCAGGAGGAATATTTACCGTTAAATTATTATTTACAGTTTTTTGATTATTAGCAATAGAACTCATATTAGTTGTATTTGCCATAGAAGCTTTTGCTCCTGATGCAATATCAACTTGATCGTCACCTAATCCTACAAAATCTTTAAAAGAAGCTTTTAAATTACCTAATTTGCTAGATATATTTTCTATCTTAGCAAAAAAACCTTCTTTTAGTTTATTCCCTAATTCTACTATCCAATTATAAACAATTTTTAAATCTTCTATAAAGTCTCTTATAAAACTAGAACTAACTTTAAATGTATTATATAAAGATATAGCGACACTGTCAACTATATCCCTTACAGATTCAAATTTTGAATATAAAATTATTAGCGCAGTTATTAAAAGACCTAAAGGATTTTTAATTAATAAACCAAACAATATTCTAAATCCTAAAGCAGCTATTCCTAGTAATTTTGCTAATGTTCCTATTATTAATAATAGAGGACCTAATCCTGCGACCAATAGCCCTGTACCTAATATTACTTTTTTACCTTGTTCGTCTAATCTGGCAAAATTATTAGCAACTTTCATTAACCAATTAGCAAAACTTCCCATTTTCTGGTTAACTTTAAAAACCTCATCCATACCTCGACCTACATTTATTCTTAACATATAAAAAGCATTACTTATTCTATTAGTACTTGCCCTTATTGTTTTAGCTCCTTTTTCTATAGATTCTCCATATTTTTTATTTATTGTATCAGCAACTTTAGATAATATTTTTGAAGAAACTTCACCTTTTTCAATTAGTTTTAAAAACTCAGCAGTTCCCATATTCATGGATTCGGCAAATAAAGCAACCGCCCCTGGAACTGCATCACCTAATTGTAATTTCAATTCCTCTGACATTATCTGTCCTTTCGATTGCATTTGCTCTAACGATCTAACAACCCTTTTAGTATCGTCTTCTGTAAGACCTAAAGCGACAGATAATCCTAAGAAAGACTTTATCACTTTCCTATTAGTTTCTAAATTATCTTTTGAAGCTGCTAAATATTTAACATAAGGTTTTACAGCGCCTGTAAAAGATGAACCTAATTCTTCAGTTATATCTTTTAAATACTGAATTTCATTTGTTACTGTTTGTTGAATAGGTATGCCATCACTATATCTTTTTAAAACTGAAGTTAATGAAGCTTCTAACGATTGTATATCTGCTATAGCTTTAACAGAAGCACCTCCAAATGCAGCTAACGGAAGAGATAAAGCTAATCCGATTTCTTTTCCTAATCTAGTAAAAGATTCTCCTGTAGATTGTAAAGATCTTGTTGTACGTTTTAATTTTGAATCGATTTGATTCAATGCGTTTATTACAGGCTTTGCATTTGCCTCGAAAGTAACTATTAATTCTTTAAGACTTGTTGCCATCGTTATTATTCATTTTAATTTCTGCCTCTTTTTGCTTTTGAAATTCCAGATGATTCCTAAAATCCAAGACTGCGTTCATTTTCAAAGCATCAATAAAGTTCAGATTTTCTATTTCTGAATAAGTTATAGCTTTATCTAAAACAAGTCTCCATACTATTATTTCATCTAAAATTTCAGAATTTAAGCCTTCAATTAATTCTTTTTCATCTCGCTCAATGCTTGCTGGATGGATTCTTCCATCGGTGCTAGCATCGGGATCTTCTTTACCAGGATGGTAAGAATATTTAGAGAAAAAAAACCATTGAAGTCTAAAACCTCCATAGCTAATTCGATAGTTCCGTCTAAATTGTTTTCAAAAACTTTATTAAAATTAGTTTGATTATTTAATTCACCAACATCAATAGCAGAGCAGTTTTTAAATAATTTCATAAGTAATTCACCAGGAATTCCATAAAGTATTGTAGCAATTCCTTTTATAACTCCAGTGCTATTTTCTAAAGCAACATCAGAATCTAATTGATTTTTTACTCCATCAAATAAATCCTTTCTTAATTTAAGTGCTTCTAATGCATTAAATTGGATAATATTTATATCAAATTCACCGATTTTAATAGTTTTTGTTTTTAAAGCCATAACTTATACAATTTAATTATTAATCGTTTCCTGCCAAATTAACCAAATAATCAGATCCTGTTCTAATAGTCCATTCTCTTTGCTTTGCTTCATTTCCATAAGAAATAGTTGGATTTTTAACAATCCAAGCAGTTTTAGCTGCAACAAGACTATTACCTGATCTATCTTTAATTAACAATGGAAGAGGAGCACTTGCAACTCTGTCAGCATTGTGAAGTCCAGATAAAACTTGGTTAGTAGGAGAAGTTTGTCTTAATCTTAAAACAATAGTTAAGAAATTTGAATTATTTTTAACTCTATCAACATGGCCATCAGCACCACCCATAGAGTTAAAAGCATCATTTTCCTCTGATATTTCAACAGAATCACCATCAGCAAATCCTGTTATTTGAGCTACGCCAAATATGACACTTAGCTTTTTAAAATCGAAAGTTCCAATATTGTTTGCCATAATATTAATCTAATTAAAGTTATTAAACTGAAAGGTTACCACTTATTGCAATCTTATTAACTGCTCCAGCTAATGTTGCTGTAAATGAAACACCTGAAAATAATCTCGCCAATTTATCAGCAGATGAAATATCAGCAACATCAGGAACAGTTATTGTATATTGACCAACACCGTCAGCATCAGCTGCAATAAAGTCATTTTCTACTCCTTCGTCTAAAATTTCTCTTATTTTATTTTCAATAATATCACCACCAGCATCAGTATAAGGGATTTTTTCAACGTTAATCAAAGTTGAATATAAATTTTCTTGAAGTCTTGCTTGTAACCAGTCAGCGCCTCTAATTACGTCAATCCATTCACCTGAAGCAACTTTACCGTATCTTGTTATTGATTGTCCAGCAAAAGTTTCGTATGTATTACCATTGTTTGTAAATACAGCAGATGATTGTGATGAAAGTAAATCGTCAGCAATAATTCCTGTAAGTGACTTAAATGCCCAATTTGATGATCCTGGAGTTGTTGGTAATTGACGACCTAACCAAGCAGCATCAGCAAAATAATTAGCAGTATCACCGTTGTATATAGTAAAAGTTCTATCATAACCTAATTGTTTCAATTGATATAAAATACTTCCTGTGTCAGCTGAATCAAGATTATCGGCATCAGAACTTCTAGCAAGAAAGATTCTTTTAAGAACTTCGATTTTTCCTGCAGCACTTAAAATATCAGCTTCAACAGCAGATGTTATTGCAAGCGCATACCAAGTAGAATTGAAATCAAAACATTTTTGGATAGCGTTTGCCCAAGTTTCTGATGCAGTATATGAACCAGACCCTGTAGCAGGAGTCGCTGAAGGAGTAGAAGCAGCAGTATATTGGAAATTATCATCATCAATTTTAGTAATTTCAAATGTTCCATTATATTCAGCTTCATTAAATCCAGTAACTGTTACAGAAGCACCTGACTCTAAGTTGTGAGCAGTTTTATTAATGTTAACAATATCTCCAGAAGGATTTGTTGCAGCAGTAATAGCTGTTGAAGTAGCAACAACTTTTTTACCAATCATTATTGAAGCCGGTGTTTTTTCTTGTGAGAATGCAGCAGAAGCCATTTTATATTCTGGATCTGACGATGCAAAATCAACTGCAACTTCAGTTATATTAGCGTAACTTTTTACGCGTCTATCGAGTTTCATGCTTTCACCTAAGAACATTGGAGTTCCGAACCCTTGTTGTGTAATTGTTTTAGTTGAAAGACTAATTGAAACATCTATTATTTGATCTAATTTATTTGACATAATTCAATTTCATTTTAATTATTAAAAAAATTATTCTACCGTCATTTCGATAGTAAATGGATCCTCTTGCTGATCACCATCAACCCCGCCAGAGATTCCAATAGAATTAACTATCGACACACTATCTTCTGTATCAGAAGAATAATTTTTAGAAATTCTAAAAATTAGTTCGGCAACCGATCTTGTTTCAAAACTTTTATTAATAGTTGTAGTTATATCCACAGGATCACTTTCAATATTAACATAGGCTAATTTATTTTGACATAATAAATCTAAATTACTTGGTAATTCAAGCTTATTAATTAATTCTAATAAAATTCCCATTCCATCTTCACTTACACAAGTTAAAGATAAAATAATTTCTCTATCACCTTGAGTTTTACTTAACTCTCCAGCATTAGGTTTTGAATAATAATCAGTTCCACCAACAAATCTAACTGACGATATTTTCATAGCAATATAATCACCGTCAGGTGTTGGTGCATTTTGATCTGACCATATAACCTTTTTACTTGTTAAGGTATTTATTACCGTTGCTAATGCTGTTTTTAATCCTACTATATTTATGCTCATACTCTAACTTGATTCAGGTGGAATACTATCATTTGTTGTCCTTTTAGCAACAAATATTTTATAGTGGTTAATAACATTATTTTTCCAAGGATATACTCTAACAACTTCAAATTCATCTCCATCTATAATAACTATATCAGCATTTACACCGTTTCCTTTTTCTATTCCGTATAATTCTGTAGAAGTAAATATTTTTTTTGTCTCTAATTCTCTTCTATTTTCAGGAAGTAATAACATTTCTGATCCTGTCATAGGTTGAACACTAGCAGTTATAGTAAATTCTGTATCAGGCCCGGAAACTTTAAAAAAACCTGCGGCATCATAATCTCCTGATGCTCTTCGTTTTACCGTCAACGTGTGTTTTCTAAAACTGCTCATTTTTTTAATATTTTAAAAGATATGCTTTTTAATAATTGCCCTGTTTCAATTAATGGATTATCAAAACCTTTATTTTTTATAGTTGACAAAGCGTTTGCAGGATCTTTGAAATCAATTATTGTTTTTTTAACTTGGTTTTTTTGATATAATCCTATTAGTTTTAATTCTCTCATTACATCAAATCTTCCTGATCTTATTAATTTCGGTATTTTTGAGAATTTTTTACTTATTTTTTTATAATTTTTATTAAAAGTACTTCTTAAAAATGATCTTTCAGGAATAACAATATTTCTATTTTTTACAGCTTTTGTTGTTCCATATTCATTTACAATAGCTCTGATGCGAACATTTTCTCCTGATTCTTTAAAAACGCCTACAGCAACTTTTTTAGAACTTAAATCTCGAAAACCTTTTTTATAATTATTATAACCTTTATCTATTACTTTAAGTGCCACGATTCATATAAAAATTAGGAACACGAGCTTTTAATAATCTATTGTAAGAATTCAAATATTGAGTAGTGTTCATACTTACATTTGGATTATTTCCTCCACCATAGCTTCTACTTAAATCACCTTCTTTTTCTTGAGTTAAAACTCCTCTAGAATTTCCGTCTCTTGAGCTTAGCTCCAACAAATGGCAAGCATAATACGCTATAGCCAAATTATAATTATTGGTATCACTGAATAATGTAGCATCAACTTCGTTTTGAGCAATACTTATAAATCTATTTTTTTTATCTGTGGAATTATCAGCATCTATTGTTGGAGCAATATCAGCAATCCACTCAAGAGACGTAGTCATTACTTAGCAGCTTTAATTTTCTCAATTATTTGTTTAGCATTTAAGCTTTTAGTTTCAATATCTAAAGATTTAGCAATTTCTACTAAAGTTTTTTTGTCTTGAGCTTCAAGATCAATATCAGAAATATCAATTCCTTCTTCAGAATTATCTTCTTTGATTGCTTCTTCAACAACCTCTTCAGATTCTTCTTTAACTTCATCTTCGATCTTTTCTTCTTTTGGCTCTTCTTTAGGCTCAACTTTTTTAGCTTTTGCTTTAGGTTTTTTCTCTTCTTCAGCTACAATAACTAAACCAGAAGTTCCAACCATTGCTTCATACATTGGATGAGCTTTAATTAACTCAAATTCTTTATCGGTTAATTCGTTTTCACCGTCTTTTAAAACAATAGTTCCTTTAGTAGTTCTGAATCTTAGTAAACCTTTAGTTCTTTTTAAAATTTTCATAACAATTCTTATATTAGTTAATAAATCTATAAAAGCCTAGAAGACTATTGTCCTCTAGGCTAATTTGGATTATATACCGTAGCTGTAAGAAACAGAATAAGGGAAGAATACTCTAGTTCCACCACATCTTGCTTCAAGAATATTTTTTGTTGCAAGATTTTTGATTTGAGGAGCATGAGGCATTAATCTTATAGGAAGAACACCTTCTAGTTTTTCTTCTGAATTATTATAAAGAACAAAACCAGATTTAGTTCCATTTACAAAACCATTTTTAAGTTGTTGAACCCAATCTACAGTTACGCCGTATTCTTGTTCAATATATTTCAATATTGACATACCAGAATAGTTAGTAGTATCAAGAGCTTTTTTCTTAATTAAATGATAATTTGTAGCATCAAGTAACATACGAGTTGGAACTTCATTACCGTTACTTACGTTAATCATATCATTAATCGCTTCTTCAACGTCAGCAAGAATATTTGCAGCAGTTTTAGTTGACCATAATGTAGATGAACCAGATCCAGTAGCAGCTACAGCATCAATAGGAACATTAGAGTTATTAAACATTCCAGTAATACCGTATTTTGAATCACCAAAACCAAGCATTTTTTCAACTTTTTGATCTACAGCTTTTCTAGCAGCTAAAGCTTTATTGGTAATTACAGATCTACCAACATTTCCTAGCATTCTGTCTTTTCTCATATCCTGAACAGAATAGATATAAGCATCAGCTAAAGATTTAATTTTGTTAGTATACTCGTTACCGAAAACTTCGATTGTTTTAATATCATCACCAAAATCTGTGATAATATCTGCTTCACCAGTTGAATCAAGAACATCATAAGTATCTTCTTCAGCACCTTCTGGAATTGAAGTATTAATTGGTAATAATCCACCATTTAATAATTTCAACTCAGCATAAGTTGGCATAAAGATTTTTTGACGAACGAACTCAAGGTTTCTAGCAAAAAAGAAAGCTTCGTCATTTTTAACAAGACCCACTTGTTTAGCGGCATTCTCGTAAGACATAAACTCAGGAGAAGACGTATCAATCTTAATTTCCTCTCCGTTGTCTAGTTTAAATTTTTGAATAGGCATAATATTATTCTAATTTAAAGTTATTAATTACGGTTGGTTAATTTCTACTTTTGCTAAAGCAGGAGAACCAGTAGTTCCAGTAGCAGCACTTACAAATTTCGCACTAGAAACAGCAAGGTTTCCAGAAGAAGCATTTGTAAATTGACCTTGGTTAGATTCGTTTGATTTATCATTATAAACGTAAACTGAATCACCATAAGCAACAGTAGCAACAACCTCAACAAAAATAACACCTTTAGTTAGAACATTAACAGCGTCATTTATTTGGTATTTGTCATCGCCTCCGATTGTTGTTGGTTGACCATGTCTAAGAGCAGCAATACCTTCAAAAGTATCAACTGAACTGTAAACAGTAGTTGAACCTGCTTGAGAAGCACCACCTGCAACAACTACATCAGAAATAGTGATATTTGAAGCAGCATTATCGACAGTGATTAATATTTCACGTCCTGTTCCTGCAACAGCGCTAATTCCAGTTAAAGCATCAATTGCAGCAATTACAGCAGCAAAAGTTGCAGCGTGTGAAGTTGCAAAAGTAACTTGAGATATAGCAACACCATTAACATTTAAGTCAATTGTGTTTCCAGTAACAAAGTCAGCATCAAAAGTTAAAGAAGCTTTTGATTTGAATATATTCTTAACGTCAACACCAGGAGTAATTCCTTTAACAACAGCTCTACCAAATTCGATTGCTTGTTCAGCATTTCTTGTTTTGATATTACTATCTTCTAAAGTAGCTACTTGACCTTTTTGGCCAACGTCTAGATAATTTTGATATTTAGTAATAGGCATAATATTTATTATTTAGAATTATTAGAACGTTTAAGTAAGTCTCTTTGTAAATCTTCATTGCTAAGAGCAACTTCAGAATCCTCAGAATCTTTTTTGGAACCAGCAACTTTCATATTTTTGCCAAGATTAACATCTTTTTTCATGTCAATCACAGCATCAAAACGAGCGTTGATGTATTCATCACTTTTTTCATCAGCTTTAAATTCTGGTGAAAAAGCAACAATAACTTTGGTTTTAATATCTTTATCAGATAAACCAGAAAGATCCTCATCTTCTTTTAAAAATTCAGAAGCTTTCTTTTCCAAAGAAATTCTCTCTTTAACTTTAGAAGCAATTTCTTCTGAATCATCTTTATTAGATAATTCATCAACTTTAGCTTTTAAAGCGTCTCTTTCGCCTTCCAAAGAATCTACTTTATTTTGTAAATCTTTTTCAGTGTTTTTAAGGTTAGAATTGTCTGTTTCAAGAGTATCAAGTCTTGAAAAGACTTCCTCTGAAACTTCATAATCTTTACCGTCTAATCTTATTTTTTTCATACTTAGATCATTATTATTGAAGTTATTAAAAACACAAATGGCTTCCTGTCCATCAAGTCTCAACCTGGCTTTATCGCCAGCTCGACCTTGATAAACAATGGCCAGATGATTCCCTTTTATGTTCGTTTGAACATAATCATATTTTTCTCCGTTGTGAACACCGTCTTTCTTAACAAGATTAACTTTATATCCATAAGAAAGACCTCGTTTACCTGAGTTTATTGCATCTATTACTTTTTTATCAGTTATCTTTAATTTGGTAAGTAAATAACTATCTTGGCGTTTTATATCTTCACCGGTAAATCCAACTGCTAATTCTTTAGCATTATCAGCATTAACCTCTTGTTGTGGATGATCGTCAGTAATAGGAAGTAATTTGAATGAGTTTATTGCATCATCTTTAAAGACTTCATCAGCAAGTCTTAGTTCTCTTTGAATAGAACCGTCAGCTTTCATATAATTAAATACACCTGTTCTAGTGGCTATAGCATATCCTTCTAAATAGCCTTCAGGTGTTTTTGTTAATTTAACTTCATCTAAGTTAAAATTATCATATCTGATTGCTTCTACAACATCAATATTATCTTTCTTAATATCGTTTGTCGAATTATTGTTATTAGGCATCAATTACTATTAATTTTAATTTTCTTATCAAGTTCAACTCTTGAAAATAAAAAAGCTTGAAATAATTTATATCCTTTTCTTTCTACAATTTTTAGCGTTTCATTATCATTATAAAGATTATATCTTAAAACATCATTAGCAACAATATAAACTAAAACATCAGATTCTTTTGATTCAGCATATTCTTTTAAAATATCCTCGTAAACAAAAAACTCTTCGTCAGTTGAAAAGTTAACATAATGAGTTATTGCATAACCGTCTAATTCAACAGACATTCTAGCTAAAGTGCCAGGAAGCTCTTTTATAGTTTCTATCTTTATAATTTTAACTTCTTTTTCATCTTCAAATTCCATATCATCTTTTTTAACTTTTCTCAAAGATAAATCAGAATCAAAAGTATAATCTTTCAACCTTTGCTGAAAATCTACTTTATAAGCAAAGTCTCCTACGGTTGCGCATGAAATTGTAAATAAAAAAATTATAATTGTAAATATTTTCATAATTTTATTTATATTATATATGTTATATTAAAAGTACATATTTTATTAGTCTTTAATAAAATCATATAAATCAATAGAAAAATTAGTTTTCAAGAAGTTTTCACAATACTCATATCTTAAACATCCTGCAAAAATAAGTCTAGAACTTACATCATTATGCATACAATGTTCATTAATATCTATAATTATTTCATTTTTTAGTTCAGTCAAATAAATTTGGGTTTTATCTTTATTATATATCAGTTGGCTCATATTAAGTATTTATATAAAAAGTTTTAACACCATAAGCTATAGCAATATCATGCTCAATTTTACATCCTCTAGCATTAGACCATCCTGGTAAAAATATAGCTATATCTGCTAAAGCTAATCCTTCAGATATACTTTTACCTAAAAATTGCATAGCATTTCCATTATAACCATTAAAAAATGTATTAATAACTTCTACAACAGGAACTTCTTGAAGACCTTTGGTTTTTCCTTCATTAATTTTATCATATTCATGTTCAAGATATTTATTAAACTTATATAAAGCTGATTCTTTTGCTTTAAGAATTTCTTTGTCACATTTACCATTCATTGGTTGAGATATAAATATTTTCATAGTTTATTCGTTATTTTGATTGTTATTTTCATTGTTATTTTCATTGAAACTTCCTAAGTCAACTTTTCCTTCTACTTCAGTTTCAATAGAATAATTACCATTGCCAAATCTAGATTCTCTAACTTCATTTGGATCATATACTTTGTTAGCGATATAGATTTGATCGGTCTCAGCTTGTTTTTTTCTCATTTCAACTTTTTCTTCATCAGTTTGTTGCCATAAAGAATTAAACATTATTGAATACTCTTTATTTTGATCTAATTTAGAATCTTTAGCATAAGAAATTAATTTTGTTAAATATTCTAATTGAGTTAACATTTCTTCTTCTTGATCCGATTTAATTCTATCATAATAAAGCCTTGTTTCTTGATCTTTATTTGTATTTAAGCCTTTTGTAGTTGTTCCCATTAAAATATTTGTAGGAATACCTGCCATAGCCGCTACAGTTTCTTGAATTTTAGCAAATGCTTCTGAAACGCCTCCTGTTAAAGATTGCGAAACAACATCAAAATCTTCTTCAGAGTCTAAAACTAAAGTTGTTGAAACAGATTTTGCTAAATCAAATATTTGGGCTCTTGCTTCTAATTGTTTTTGGCCGTCAGGATTTGCTAATAACTGCATTAAATTTTTTATTTTTAAAGTATCAATGTTGAATTTTTGGAATACTTTAAGTAAAGCTTCTAATGAAAGGCCATAATTTTCAAATATTTCATGTAAAGATTGTAAAATTGATATGCCCCAGAACTTTTCATGGTTTGGTTGTAGACCTAGTTCGTCCGCAGGATAATATTCACCTGTAAAAACTAAACATCTTGACTCATGAACAACTTTTGGGATTGCACCTTCAGAATAAATAGTAAAGTATTCAGGCTCTCCATATTTTTCTGATAAAGGATCATCATAATAGTTAGATTGATCAATTACTACATTTTTCCTACTAAAAAACTTTAATTTTTTAATTGAATTGATATTATTAACATCCACAGGTTGATTAGGCTCTAAACCGTCTTCTATTACCATAAATATAATAGCCCCTCCGAATAACTTTGTTGCTTTTATAGCTTTCTTAATCTCAAATTTTGTTTTAAGATTTTTCATATAATTAAGAATATTTGCTTCAGTGTCTTCAGGTATAGTTATCCATTGTCTTGTCATATCATCTGCTAATAAGTCGATATATTTTTTAACAAGGCCATTTCCTACATACAATGCAGCAAATAAGTTATCATCAGCTAAAGTTAATGAAAAACCATTATTTCCTGATGTTTTAGTTCCTAATTTTTTAGCAATATCAATATATCCATCATGATTTATTGATTGTAAAGTCTTATTGTTATTAGTTTTAACTAATTTTTTCTTTGTCATAGTCTATTTAAAATTGAAGTTTCTTTTAATAAAGCTGAATAATTCATAGGCTTTAATCTTTGATCAGCTGGATCAAAAAGTAAATCTTTTATTGCATAAGTTAACGTATCAACCTGATCTTTTTTATTTGCACCTTTCTTAGCAGAAAAAGTTAATAGCTCTTTTTCTAAAGCTCCTAACCAAGAAGCATCTTTTGGAAATAATACTTGGTGAGATTCCATTCTAGGTAAAATATCATTTGCCCTTGCAACTTTATCTTTTTCAGGATAAAGCTTAGTCACAGGTATGTTTGTCTCATCCTCTAACAATTGGATAAGGCCTATGCCTGACGATTTATCCTCTACAGCAAATTTTATTAAAGGTGAATCATGCTCATTAGATTGATGTTTTAACCAAAAGTCCTTAGCAGCTCTTAAGAGCTTAGGAGTAGTCATTTTATTTCTAAACACATCTATAAGATATGCATATTTTCTTTGATTTTTAGTCAAAAGTCCCCAACACATAAACACTGTGTAATCGTTATTCCTGCCTTCTTTTGACGCAGTATCAGCATAAATTGCTAAATAATCCATTTTAGGTAAAAACTGGTAATATCTAAACCATTCTCGACGGAATATCTCACCGTCATCAGGATAAGGATTTTGAAAAAATTGAGCCTCTAAAGCTTTTGTCCCCATTAAATAACGATCTTCTTCTAATTCTTTATCTCCATATCTTCTTGGCTCTAAATACGATCCTGCTTTATTAACATATAGAAAGTTATTAAAAAAATAAATCTTAGATCGTCTAGCTTTTATTGGAATTATTACATTTTCCCAGGAATCGTCTACAAAAGTTGCTGTAAAGTCAGTTGCACCTAATCTTTGTTGAATATTTAATATTTGGCCTTTTTTTCTATTATTAAACCTTGAAAACGCAGTAGTTTTAGTCCATTCTAATATAGATTCGCTTTCTACTACCGACATAGATTGTCTTGGATCCATTAAATCATCAAAAATAAGTATATTTGCACCTTCACCTGTAATAGAACCCATTGCTGAAGTTGCTAATCTAAAACCACCTTTAGAAGTAACAAAAGCGTTTTGTGTATTTTTAGTCTCAGATTGATCTATTTTCAATGTCCTTGACTTAGTATCAATATGGAACTTAGGAAAAGCCCTATGGAACCAAGAGGAATTTGATATCGCCCTTGCAAAAGAGTGTAATTTTTGCGATAATGATGCGGAGTGAGATATAGAAATTATCCTTTTTTCAGGATTTAGCCCTAAATACCACATTGAAAATGCAACATTACACAATGCTGACTTACCGAACCTAGGAGGTATATTAATATTTAATTTTCTTATTTCTCCATTAGCAAATGCTTGTAAATATTCGCAAAGTAGTCCTATATACCAATTATCTAGGTATTTTTCACCTCCGTCAAATTTTTCAAATGATTGTTCGTAAAAACATTCTAATTTGTCTCTTACAAGAAAATCTATTGTTGAAGGATTGTAAATTTCCGCCATTATTTTTCTATATGGAGTATTTTGATATTTAAATTATAGTGATCAGAAATAAGTTTTATTTTTGAAGAATGTCTATCAAGTTCTTTTTTAGTTCCGATTAAAGCGCAAGTTGGAATTTTTTCTTTTTTGGCTCCATAATATAAAGCTTGGCCTACACACTCAGCCCACTTTTTAGCCCAATCATGTTCTATTGCATTATTTTCAGTTAGGCAGTCAATTCTAGTTTTATCTTCTAATATATATTCGATTTCTCCATTTAGATTATTACAGTGAATAGTTTGATAGTATTTTTCATTTTTCTTAGCATACGAATCTACGGATAGTATGAATAATAGAACAATAGGAATGATTTTTAACATAATATTTATATAAATTAAAATGATATTAAATTTTAATTTATATAATATAAAAAGTAAACCGAAAAAATTTCCTGGATTTTCCCCGGGGGATTTTTTTCTGGGAAAATTTTCTGGATTTTTTTTCTGGGAAAATTTTCTGGATTTTTTTTCTGGGAAAATTTTCTGGATTTTTTTTCTGGGAAAATTTATTCTTGAATACTTTTAGAGAAGAGAGCGCGATTCATAAGAATCATTATTACCGCGATCGTTTTAAAATATTGGCCGCGTAATATAATTATACGCGGTCAGGATAATATTATTTATTATAAAATTTATTAATTTCGATATTATTATTTATAAAATTAATAATTAAATTTTCTATATCTTTATTCCATATTGCCTCTAATTTTTTTTCCATATCAAATCCACATTCGTCCATATTATAAATTAATCCTCGATAATTTTTATTTTTATAATTTAATTCTAATTGAAATATATTATCGCCGTCTAGCCATTCTTCGTCGCGAGCTTCGGGTTTATTATAAAAATTAATTATATTTATATTCATTTTATTATTTTATTTTAAATTATTATATTATCGTTTAACCGATATAATTATTATAATATATTAAATTATAAATGTAAACAGTTTATTTTAAAATAAATAAAATAAATTTTAAAATATATAAAATTTATTTTAAAATATATTAAATAAACTGTTTACAGTTATAATTTAATATATTATAATAAATATATAAATATAAATATAAATATAAATATAAATATAATGATATATAAAACACAATTATTATTAAATAATATTAATTTTCAAGAATATTTTATAAATAAGCTTGAAAAATGCGGAGTAAAAATTTATATTACTGAACAAATTTCTTATTTAAATAAAATAAAAATCATAGGTGATTTAAATAATATTACAAAAGCATTAAATTTATTAAATAAAATTAATAATAAATTTAATAATAAATTAATAATAAATTAATAATAAATATAATGTTAGAATTTTTAAAAGAATTAAATAATAAATTCGCCGAGTTAGATAAAAAATTAGGCGATCTCCAAGATAACGTTAAAATTTTAAAA